TAGCACAAGTTATCTGTAATTGAATATGCCCAATAGTAAAAAAGAGTTTTTTGTAACAGAATTAATCCCAATTTATCTTTTTTAAAAGCGAAAGCTTGGAACCTGTTGTCTAAACGACCTTCGTCCCAAGCTTTCATTTTTTTAGTATTTTAACAAGAAATAAATCACAAGTACAAATTACTCACTAAAACACAAATAAACGCTGATACAAAGCCGTTTATGTTTTATTCAACTACAAATGTTCCACAACTTTTCACACCATTATGGTATTCAAATGGTAGTCAAATATTACAGTTTTGTAAAATGATAGACAATAAGAACATACATTCGGTATAATAAGATCAATAGGAGGACGATATCATGAAAACTAATTATGTAGGAGTAGTTGAAAAGATTAGAATGTTAAGTATGCACCCAAAAATGCTAGTTCGATTCTCATTAGTAACACAGGACGAAACTATAAACTGTATCGTCTCCAAATACGAACTGGCAAATACGCTACTAATGTTACCTGAACAATCTGAACTAGCTGTCTATGGTCATTTGAATAAAAGAAATCAACTTGTAATTGATAAAATGCTTGTAAGAAAATCTTTAGTAAATGCATAAAAAATAAGCCTCACTCTTATCTAGGAGCGAGGCTTTCGTTATGGACCATACAGGACTCGAACCTGTGACCGAACGGTTATGAGCCGTTTGCTCTAACCAGCTGAGCTAATGGTCCTGAAAACAAAATCGCCCACAATCTGTCGTATGATGGTGGGAGATTTTGCCATTAATTGAGATTCAATAGTGAATGTCATCACTGAATAAATCATACTATATAGGATTTTTTCTGTAAAACAAAAACCGTCCCTTGGCAAGGACGGTTTAAGTGAATGACTCCTTTATTGTAGGTCTAATATACTATTATTTTTACTTTCAGACAAGAATTTTTTATCCATAAATTAATTTTTCAACACTTTCTGTGTACAACCAAATAAACTCGTCAGGGAATTGCACATGTGAAATTGTTTTTCCATTCAAAGAGTGTTGTTCGGTAATAATCCCTACGGATGACGGTTGAAAAGAAAAGTAGTCGCCGACTTTTAATTCTTGATCCGGTGTATTCTCTCCTGTTGCTGGATTGATTTTATCAATATAGGCAACGTTAATCCCGTTTTCTGTCCAGTCAAAATCTGGCTGTCCCAACACATCATTTCTTACTTGCCAAAGTCCGTTCACGAACTGTAAGTCATCTACTCGGTATCCATAACGTCGCTTAGTTGGCTTAGGTGCTGGAGGAACTGGTGGAGTGGGTTGATTGTTCTGAAATCGCCAAACCTCAATGTAATTTGGCTTGGTAGCCGCATAATACTCATCCCAATTATGCTGAGTAATCGCTGTTCCTGGTTGTCCTCCGGTCCAATAATCACAACTAATAAAATCAGTAGCGTTCATCATGACACCAACGTGGCCGCCAGCTCCGCCGCTTGAAGACATATCAGCTCCCCAACTCATGAGAACAACATCTCCTTTTTGTGCGTGCCAATCTTGATTCACCGAAATACGTTGATACCCGTTTTTATCTAAATAGTTTCCTAGTGTTACCGTTGAATACAAGTAGTCATAGTTTACTCCTCCAGAATCTTTAATAGACTGCGTCATTGATCCTGAACAATCCGCTGTTCCATCAGCTCCATTACGAGAACCAACCATAGAATAGGTTATTTTTCCGACTCTCTCTAAGAACCATTCCACACTCAATTGATTATTTAAGCCCATTGTAAGCACCTTCTATCTCTTTTTCGATTTCTTCATTTGTTACTTCTGTTTTTGTAGCCAATGCCCACTCATTCATTTTTGCGACAGCCATTCTTTTTTTTGTTTGATTTGAAAGATCTTCTTTTTCTAACACCAAAACGATCTCTTGCGCTTTTTCTGTTAGTGTCATTTGTCATCGTCCTCTCTATCTGATGGTTTAAAACTGTCAATAAACCGCTGAAATAAATCCGTTTTTCCGCCTATCTTTTGGTAGTTTTCCATGATGGATTTTATTTCCATTAATAAGTAACCAAGGTAAAGCGTGTATAATAAAGCAACTCCTGCACCCCCGGGCACAATAACCGACAATGGAATAAAAAATACGAGTAGGAAAATACTCGTTAGTTTTCGTAAAATGCCGTTAATGCCTATTTTTGATTTAAATTCAATATCTGGGTTGATTTTTGCCGCAAAGGTTCCTGTAAAAAAGTCAATGACCATCGCCGTGCAAATTAATGCTAAAATGAATAAAATTTTCGTGTCTTCTGTTTCTAAAAAATGTCTAAAGTAATCAAACATCGTCATAAGTTCCACCTTCCAATAATAAAAACCGCCTAGCTTTCGCTAAACGGCTTATTCATATTCTTATTACACAGAATAAAGTTTTGTAATCACATAATCTTTCGCTGCAGTTCCATTATTCTTATGTCCTTTAATTTCTGTATTTGTTACATAAATATACTTATTGAATTTCGCACCATTTAAAGTCTCCAAATGATGAACAATAGCCACACCCGAATAATCCACCGCATGAGTTTTGGGAATAAACATATAATTCAAATCCCATGGCTGCGCTTTTCCCGTATTACTATCATAGGGTTGGTACAATGCGACCCAACCTGTAAAACATTTGTCTAAAGGTATACTTGGTTTCACAGACTGAGTCTCATTTAGATAGGCTGCGCCTTCCCAGATTTTTTTCCCTACGTTTAATAACATTTCCATTAAAGAATCGGTTAAATTCTTACCTGATATTTGTAGTCCGTCTGAAAAATTCTTTACACCTGCGATTTCTTGATTATTCGATAAATTAACAACACTATCTGTAGTAGCCAAAACTTTGAACGGACTATTTTGAGAAGAATTAGGAGAAGTCGTTCTAAATGCAATTAAAGGTGTTGCTAACGAATTCATTCTAATTTCTTGATACATAGATCCTGCAGTGCCCGCAATGGCATGTTGATAAACATATAGAGCAGAATATTTAAATTCAGGTGGCAAATCTGCTTTGTCAGTCATTGTTCCCGCAACTGTAGCATTTAGATAATAAAAACCAGCATAACCTGATAATTCTTTAAATGAAGTTACTCCCTTTGGCAAAGGTAGACCTGAACCATCATCATTAGTTAACTTTTTATTTTGAATGTCAAGGTTTTCCGTTTTACTTAAAAATCTATTATCAGCTTCCTGTTTCGTATAGAAGTTTCCCTCTTTAAACTTTTCAAGTGCTGCATCAACTTCATCTGTTACTGACTTCCCAATGGCTGAAATGCGACCTTCTGCATCCACCAATATATCTGTTATTTGTTTTTTTAGCGTATTTAAATCTACCTTGATCGCTTCAATACGTTTTTCAACATCATCATAATCAGTATTCATTTTATTTAGTGTAGCTTGATATGCTTCATTCAAAGCTTTTACAAGTTTATTGTATTCAGTAATAATTGTTTCAGCTTCTCCGGCATCAATGTCAGCATTTCCTTTAACAATGATTTTAAAGTCTCCCGTAGTATCTCTTTTCCCATCTTTTTGAAACGAAAAATATGCCCTTTTGTACGTCCCTTCTACGCTAAACGCTGCACTAGGAAACGTGTATTCAAATGTTCCTTTTTGCAATCCAGCGTTATTAGAAGAGACGTTTTCAGAATCAAAAACTTTCACTTTTCCGCCTGCAGGTTCTCCCTCAAAGGTAATGATTCCACCCGATAAATCTGGTATCTCATCTCGTCGAGAAATTTTCACAGTAATTGTTTGCATTTTTTCATCGCCGACGCGTCCATAAATAATCGGTGGCATGATTGGATCCTTTGAAAAATCGAGATTTAATATCTTATTCGCCATCAAATCCCTCCTCTATGATATTTTCTTCTATTCTTGTTAGGCTTGTTTATTTTTTTTTCTAATTGTTCAATTTTTTCAATAAGCTGTTTATTAGTTAAACTGTTAAGCATCACTTGTTTATTCATATCTAAACTTAAATAGTGGTCTTCATTATGTTTAACACTTAAAAATGGTGAATATTGAGCAATTAGCCCAAGTTCTCTTTTATTAGAAGGCTGTTCTATTGGATTATTACTTTTATAGTTTTGCTTTCTATCAAATTCCACAAAGTTTAACTTTTTGGTTTCTTTGATACCATCAATCTTCGTATCTGTTATATTCTCCTTTAGCCGAACATCTGATTGATTTAGAATTGAAAAACCATTCATGTTTAAATTAGAGTAAAATCCTAAGTTAACATTGTTATTCACTGTAAATTTTGTACTAACACTAGTATTTACCAATGTTGAATTTTTTATTTCTCCAGATCCTCCAACATAACTTCCACCCATGTTTAAATTTGATATTTGAACCCCTGCGTCAAAAACTGTAAAATGTCTCGCAACATCGTTCCCTGAGACTTTTTTTGCTCCGACACTTGCTAACACTCCTGGTTCAGAATAAATATGGATTTCTTCTTTGCCTAAAGAAGTAGAAAATGCTCTACCCAGACCTCCTAACTTATTTAAAGTGCCTTCTTTGTTAAATCGCACACCATCAGAATTTAGTTGCATCAATTCAATTTCTCTAGAATCATATATTGAAAATTTGTTAGCATCCATTGTTGATTTTAAAACATTATTATAGTAGTTCTTGATAGCTCCCTTTGACATTATAATTTTGTTATAGCCACTTTCACTTGTAATGTCACTACCTGTAATTGTCACACCTATAATGTTAATAGCTCTCAATGTTCCTGTAGCCATCCTGTCTGCAACAATTAGCCCATTATTTGTCATTGCTAACTCATAGTTACCGTTATATCCAGTTGAGCTAAATCCCAGCCCTCCAATATTCCATCGCCAGACTTTTCTAGCAGTATTTATACTTGTCGTATCCATAATTAATAGTTCTTGAGGATCTGCAAGCGACGGATATATGAGCACATGACCTTTTCCTGGATTTTTGATAATATCAGATGCTTCTTTTTGCGCTTGTTCAAGCCAATCTATTTTGTCTGACAAATCATTAATATTTTCTTTTGAGTCTTCAATTAACTTAGCAAAATCAGTTCTCGCTTCACCTAATTCGATTGACTCATATTGATCTAAAGAAATATTCCACACAGTTTTTACAATTTGTGCCGTTGTATTAATGTTTAATTGATTAAACGCAACCGTTACCCAATCACATAAATCTACAACCTCAAGGCTTTTAAGTTGTTCATCTGAGACGGAACTCGCTAAGTCTACATAACTAGCTTTTATACTCACACGAGGAATCCCCACATTATTAGACTTAATAAACGATTTAACCATGCCGCGTAAAGCTTCAACATCTTTTGGCTCTTTATCACTAAAATCAACCATTTGTATTCTACGTTCCGTATAATTACTGACATAGTCACTATCAATATATATTTCTGGTAGAGTGATTACTTTTTCATCATCGCCATTACCAATTTTAGCCCAGCCATATATTGAAGTATACGTATTTTCAATGGATTCCTCTTGATTAATATCTGTTAAATTTTTACCGTAGGCAATGACTACATTCGTATCGGTACCGGCTTTTGCTAACAAGCGAACTTGATTATTATTAAAAAGATATTCCCCACCGAAATTATCTAAAATTGAACCAGCGACACCGCCTAAAACTTCTTGCGCATTTTTATATTTTGCGGGGTCTGTAAAATCAATTGAAGATGTAGTCCCCACATCACTGTAAAAAGTAAAATCACTTTTAGGCTCCATCTGACTTCTTAATTGATTCAATGCTGTTTGTGCCGAAATATTAGAATATTTGGAACCGATTTTTACCATTGTGCGCAACAATTTATAGCGATAATGCTCACAGTAAACAGTGACAATCCCTTTGATTGGTTTTGTAATTTGTGCAATTTCAAACCGTTGACTTTTAGCGACCAATGTCGGTCCAGCATCAGCGACTATCCATCTTCCTACTTTCAGCTCATGAAACAAATTCCCTACCACTGGATACTGGAATGTCATATCATAAATACCATTACGTTCCCTTGTAGAAAGAGGATTTATTGCATCTTGTAAAGGACCTATGCCTAGGGAGTTCCAATTGTTATTTTTCTTATCATGTAAAATAATCGTGCTCATACGGCTAAAGTCCTCCATTTTGGCTTAATTTTAAAATCAGTGATATAGGTATAATTGATAATGCTTTCGCCTGGGGGCAGAGTGATTGGGTTATAACCATCTGTATTTAAAAAGCAATATTTTGTGATATTAAGGCCACCATCTTTATAAGCAATGCCTTCTTCGCAATCTAGCGTAATTTTTCCTGTTCCAGCTTCTTTTGCAATCCTGAATTGTTGGCCATTAATATAAATATTACTATCTTGTGTACTACTAGTTTTATTGAAAGTTATAATTGGCAGACTAGAAAAAGCTTCTGGATTCCTAATACCACCTCCACTTTTTATATCTCTTTCATCATCACCATCAAGACGAAAAACGAACGGCTGGCACTTAAAAACAAAATCAACATCTAACCAACTTCTTGTTTTGTCTGCTGCATCTACTTTGCTGTAGCCTAGCGCTTTATAATAGTACTCGCTGTATTCACTAAAAATAAGTGGGGCATAATCTTTCGATAAATAAAGCCACGCAGCTATATCCCTTAACTGCGCAGCAATGGTTGTATCTGGTTGTTTATAAAGTCTTACCGGAAAGACTTTCTCAATGTCGTTATATTTTCCTTTATCGTATATGACATCGGAATTTCTTCCGTCAATTTCTGTAAACTGCAGAGCGGCCTCTGGAATAGTAAACATCATTTCGTTTCTTATTCGCATAGAGAATTCATTCGATTTTTTTCCTCTAAATTGAAAATATGGATAATTCGTTAAATCCATTATAACCGCCCCCTTGTTTGTCGTTCTGTGAGTGTTGCCAATTGTTGAGAAGTTTCTTCAATTGATTTTTCATTAGAAAGATCTGCATGTTCAATGTTTATATTGATTGTAGGACTATAAGTTTTTGCATGGTTGCTATTGTTTACAATTTGGCTACCTAAATTAGCAGCGCCCATCATATTAGTGTTTAATGCTAATTCGGGGCTAGTAAAGTTAAAATTTGAAAAAGCATTGTCAAATGAAAGTGTATCCGCAATTTGATTAGCCATAGGCTTAATTGTTTTTTGGACAGATTTAAAACTCGCTTGTAAACTTTCATTTAAACCACCCATAATCGCTTTACCAGCTGGAATTAAAAGTTTTCTATCGTAACTAATAGGCCCTTTATGTTCTCGTATCCAATCACCAATACCACTGACAAACTCTTTCGTCGCTTCCCATGCATGTTTAAGCCCATCAGTGAAACTTTCCATAATTGCTCGACCAGCCGCAAATAGATCAAAATCCATAGCAGCTTTTACAGTTTCTTTTACACCTTCCCATATATCTGATGCAATGCTTTTTGCTGTACTCCAAGCACTTTCCATTCCTCTTAATGTAGCATCTGCAAGATTGGCTACTGTTGATTTAGTATTTTCCCATTTTTCTGCAGTGGCTTGTTTTACACCTTCCCAAGTATCGAATGCCCACTGTTTCGCTCCACTCCATGCGCTTTTAGCCCATTCTAGAGCGTTCTTTGCAGATTCTGATACTGTCGTTTTTATTCCGTCCCATGTTTCGGCAGAAGTTTGCTTAACACTTTCCCAAGTATCGGATGCCCACTGTTTCGCTCCACTCCATGCGTTTTTAGCACCATCAAGCGCACTTTGTGCCAAATTTGAAATTGTACTGGTAATTGCATCCCATACAATAGAAGCTATATTGCTAATCCCTTCCCATATATCACTTAAGAAGTTTTTTCCAGTTTCCCAAACTGTTTTTACAAAATTGACTACGCCTTCAACATATGAACCAATTATCTGTTGTATGCCGTCCCAGATCATACTACCGGCTTCTTTAATACTTTCCCATATCATTGATAAGTCTTCCTTTAATTGTTCCCAATCACCAGTTATCAAATCAATCAAAAGTAGTATAGGGCCCATAATTACAGATTTAATCAATTCCCAAACGCCTTCCGCAGTCGTTTTAATTCCTTCCCATATACCAGTAATTGTTTCTGTGAAATTATTCCAGAGTTCTACAATGCCATCAACAATAATCATCACTGTTGGCCCTATCGTTTCCCAAATAGCGTTAAATATATCAACTGCAGACTGCCAAATACCTTTCAAAAATTCAACAGACGTATTAAATGCCGAAACAATTCCATCTAATAAACTTTGGAAAAATTCTGTTACACCGCTCCATAAATCTTTCACTGTTTCTATACTAGATTTAAAGATAGACGTTATATCTTCCCCTAGCTTTTTGAAAAAATCCAGAGTACCCTTCCAGAGCTCTTTAACCGTTTTAACTGCAGAATCAAAAATATCTGTTATTCCTTCCCAAACTCCTTTGAAGAAATCGACCATACCTTCCCAAGCCTTTACAAGCCAGTCTGTGAAGGCTTTCCATGCTTTTTGACCAGACTTAGTTTTGGTTATCCAATAAACTAATCCAGCAACTAATGCTGCAATGGCTCCTACTATTAAAAAAATTGGATTAACAGACATAACCGCATTAAACGCCGTTTGTATTCCTGTTCCAATTTTAGTAATTAAGTTCCAAGCTTTCTGAGCTTTAACTACTAGATTGATATATGTTTGCCAGGCTTTGTAATACAGAACAACGCCAGATATAGCGACACCTAATGCCACTATTACCCCTTTAAAAACATCTGATGCAGTCGATCCGCTATCAATCCATTTGATAAAATCTTTAGCTTTTTCGGTTACTTTAAAAAAAGTATCTACTAGCAATAGAACAGTATCTATCAAAGTCTCAGTAATAGAAGTACTTGTTTCTCCTAGATTAAAACTACCAAAGAAATTGGAAACTGCTTCAACAGAATCGAACAAAATATCTTTTAAATTATTAAATGCAGCTCCTAATTTTTCAGGAACATCAACAGAACCTAGAATATCAAAAAAGTATTGAATATTTTCTAATACATCTAACACAACATCTTTCAAGGTAGTAAACACATTTGATAAGATATCAATTAAACTTGAACTTTCACTACTTTTCGATATCTCTCCCCAAAATCGTTGAAGAATATTTATTACGTCATATACAATAAATCCTATTATTTTAAAAGCTTGATCGAATGTATCAGAAAAGATTTTTATTATTGATTGATTATCAGCAAAAGCTTTTTTTATTGAATCAATAACAGGAATTAAGCCGTCCATGGATTTTGTAATCGCTGAAAATGTATTATTTACAATGCCTTTTAAGCTATTCAGATTAGCTGCAATACTTTTTCCAGAAACTTTCGTTACGATCTCATCAAATTTAGTTAACACATTTGCCATTCCATTGGTTATAGAGTTTTTTAAGTTTGAAAAAGAGGTAGCTATCCCTTCTGTAGTTTTTCGAGCGACTTCTTTTGTTCCGCCTAAGCCATCTTGAATATCAATTAACCCTTGGTTGAACTGTTCAACGGTAACCTGACCACTTTGTAAGGCTTTGTACAAATCTTGTTGCGCAGATTTGCCTGTAAAGCCAAATTTTTCTGCTAACTTATCTAAGCCAAAACCCATGGTTTCTTGTAAAGTCGTATAGGAATCAAGTTCAACTTTCCCCGTACGTAAGATTTTCATGTATTGCTCTGTCCCACGTTGTGCTTTTTCGCCACTAGAACCACTAGCAAGTAAAGCATTGTTTAAAGCAAGTGTACTGTCAGCCGCTAAATCGGCATCTTTAAAAACACTATACATTTGTTGCGTAGTGTCACTCACATCTTGCAATTTCGTTGGTAGCCCATCAATTCCTTCTTTCAACTTATTCGTTGCACGGGTAGCATCATCTGTACTAGCTCCCATAGCTGTTAAAACTTTAGGAAACTGGTTCAACTTGTCAAAACGTGTAACTGCTCCTTCAATTGAGCCTTTTAAAACATCAAATGCTGCACTGCCCAACTTAACGAGCCCCATCGCTTTGACCATGTCTCCAATGCCTCGACTTGCTTTGGCGGACTTGCCTTCCAATTGGTCTAATTGATTATTTAGCCCTGTGACGTCCTTCCCATTCACGTCGACATCAATTACTACACTTCCATCAGCCATCTTCTTCCTCCTCCCTTACGTAATTTGGTAATGCATAACGCCTTTGAAGTTCTCTCATTTGTTCCTTGTGTTCAGTACTTTCTCCTTTTTGCGGTTTCCAGTTACGGATACTTTTAATTTTTTGAATAGGTGTGTCATCTGGCAACGATTCTAGCAATACTTGAAATTCTTCCCAAGACAAACGGCCCTGTTCCTCAAATAAATTGATACCTATTTGTCGAAAAGAGGCATAAATGTATTTTGCATCTAATACAATGTCCATATCTTTACTGACTGGTTTCATCGGCATAACATTTCCTAATTCATCGGTTACCACTTCTGATTTTTTACCAAAGACGAGATAGGTATCGTATAGTTCTCTGAACATCTCAAATTGAGATACAATATCTAGTCCTACATCACCAACTAAAATCTTTATACAAGTCTCTACCTTGTCTGGAAGATTCATCCCGTCATCAGACAGCACGTCGAAAACATCCAACACACGATCAAAAGCAAGATTTAGAGGATACTCTTTCTCTTCAAACTCAAAAAAAGAGGGCAGCGGATCGTTTAACCGCATTGCGCTCACCCTTTCTTACTAACTTTTTTCAAGTACTTCTGTTTTAAGCGTTGGGAATTTTTAGTTTGTTCCTCTTTGAATTCGTCCAATTGATCGGCAATCCCGTTGTATAAATCAAAGAAAGCGTTTAGCCATGCGTTGATGTCTGGAATATCCGCATACAACGTATCGAATGTCCCTTCGCCTAACATGACGTCATACCCTTTTGCTAACAACTCTTTGTACGGCTCTAAGTCCAAGCTATCTGCATCGTCTTCATTGGGTCCTTCAATCGAATCTACTTCTTTTTCAAACGCTTCATAGTTTTTTTGTACCTCGATTAAATGTTCTGGTGAACTATCAAAGAAAAATTCATGTCCTGCTAAAATGACTGGGAAACCTGTGCGTTTTACGTTAATTTCTAATGCTTTCATTTAATTACCTCCATAAGAAAAGGACAGCCAAATAGCTGCCCTTTATTTTCGTATTTATGATTGATTATTCAATGTTAAGGTGTGTTGAGCTGTTTTTTTACCATCCTCTGTTGTTCCTGTTGTGGTATAAACACCAGCCGGTACCGCTTCTGTCCAAGTAATATTTCCTGTTTCAGAGACAGCAAGACCTTCTGTTTCAGGCGTAATCTCATAGGTTGCTTTTTTGTTGGTTGCATTTTCAGGCAAGACAGTTGCTGTGATTTGTCGGCTACCTGCAGTACCCGCATCTGCTGTTGATGTTTTAGGAGAAAACTCTAAGCCAGTTACAGCAATCGGTAACGTCTTAAATGCCGGTACATCTACTTTCTCTCCACCGTCTACAAACCCTACTTGGTACGTTCCTGCTGGAACATCCGTATTGGGCTCAATGCCTATAATTTCTAAAGGGCTTGGACTAGCCGGAACAACGACTTCCTCACCTTTATAAACGATATATTCTCTCGCCATGTTAGATTCCTTCTTTCATATCTATGATGACCCCAGTTGTAGTCGGCGTTATTTTGTCGACTACTGGGGCTACGCTTTTGGGCTGATTTCTGGCAACGTGTCAAATTTAATTGAGCAGCCGAATTCTTCGTATGCTGTCGCATCGCCAGAACCTGCCTTAATGCCTGTAACTGTTGCACGTCCAATATAAACATCACCATTGGTTTGTACGACTTTATGCCAGATTTTACGGCCGTCACCTAATTTGTATTTTTTACTTGCAATTAATTGTTGTGCTGGGTCTTCTGCATCGTACATGCCTTCTGGTGTATACGTACCAGATACTGATACCACCGTTGTTTCAGGTGTACCATCACCGTCATAAAAACCTGTGTCGTCTGTTTCTTCGTCTGAATCGTCACCAATGGTAGAGATATATTTAGCTAGTCGTAACCATTCCGTATCTTCTGTAGGAGCTGTTTCTTTCCCTGGTGTATATTCAGCGATATAGTGTTCACGTTTCGCATTTTTTTCACGTGCAAACATTTGGATATCCATTTTTAATAACATTATTTTTCCCCCTTGAATGTGGTTAATTTTGCTTGAAAATCTAATAAAAAAACGAACCAACCTTGTTCATCTGCTTCATTGATGAAAGGTCTGTTCGTTATTGTTAAATTGTTATACTCGAAAGAGCTATCTTTACTTGGTAGTTCTTCAATGTTTTCTAAAACATCCGATAGTAGCCATAATGTCCGCTCTATCTTAGCACCGTCTTTTGATTTCATGGCAATTTCATAGTTTAACAACTCGTCTTTGATTCCGTCATAATATTCGGTTTCTACCTTACCGCCCGGTAATGGGTAAATCACTAAGCTTTCTAGCGCTGAAAGGTATCCTTTCCGAATATTTAACGGCAAATTAGGAATCTGATTTATCTTTTCATTTAAACAATCAAGAAAATCCATTACTTAATACCTGCTCCTTTCAGAAAAGCCCGTTTCCACGCATTTAGATAAGCGCCTTTTGCTTTTAAATCCCATCTTGGCCCAGTACCTGGTGTGGTATATTTTTTCCCGTTCAAATAAAATTGACGTTTCGCGTATTTCGTGTCGTAAATAATCTTTTCACCATTGCTTGATAAATGAACGCTTTGCCTTAAAATATTATTCTTTCGTGGTACAAATTGGTTCATATCTGCCATCGCTTGATTACCTAATGCATATC